TAAAGAACACCGGCCAGAAAAGGCTGTTGCCGAGCGCAAAACCATGCGGGTTTTCGTAGCGCGGGTCAAATGTGAATTTGATGAGCTTTCTATCAGGCAGGGGCTCGCCCTTGTATGTATTGCCCAGCGTAAGCAGCCGCATCTCAACGCCGTCGCCTTCATCGACAAAAACGAAGCGTTGCGGCCTTCTGAATCTGATCTCAGCCGGTCGGATTTCGTTATCTTCTTGCACCCACATCACTTCGCCGACCGAGTAGCCTTTCATGATTGCATCGAGAAAACCTGTGGTCGCCTTATCGATGTCGAGCTTGTCCATGTGCCGGCGAATCAGTTCGGCAGCAGCTTTGGCCGCAGCCGTATCGTCCGCTTCGTTGACTACCCATTCGCGTGAAGTTACAGCGCGTTTGCGCTTGCTGATAACAGTTCTGACGTGCGCGTCAGATTCGAGATCCTCGTAGGTATCAAGGGCGAGTGTTCCGCCACGTGACTGCAAAACCTTGTCAGGATTCTGCAAAATGCCGCCAAAAAGTGGCGTTTCGTCGCGGATAGGTGCTATTTCGACGGTCAGTTCTTTTGAAACGACCTTGGTATCTTTTTTCTTTGCCATGATCAGCCTCCGTAATAATCAGCCAGGTTGCCAGCGCTGCATTCACGAGGGCCGGCCGAGTCGTATTCAATCACCACCGAATTCTGAAGGGTTGCAAACCACGCCAGACAGTAGCCAATGGCTCCATCACCGTGGCGTTGTTCGCCATTGATGCCTTTCCGCTTTGCAGTTGCCGGAACCTTTGGCACGCCTTTTTCAGTTTTGACCATGCGATGATCGGCCTTAATGTCAGGATCATCGGAAAGTATGATCTGCCTGTCCTCAAGAGCGGTTTTGTATTTTGGGAAGTTCTCGCTATACCACTGCTCGGAAAGCATGACCTGGGTAATTCTGCCAGCGCCATATTTTTGCATGGCAACCTCAGCCAGGTACTGACCGTTGCCTCTCGCATCGTGGGCTCCATGCATAAAACAGGGCAGAGCATCAACGGTGTAAAAGAGCAGTTCACGCTGCTGCGTGAATGGCACGTTCTTCATTTCGATGAGAAACGGCGTCAGGCGGATAAGGCCATTGACGACCAGGGGCACAAAAACCGAAAGGTCGCCGGAACGTGCGAAGTCGAAGCCATAATATGATTTGACCGGGCCACTGACGACTTTCAGGAAGTCGATGACCGGCTTGATGTTTTCTTCCCACCAGATTTTGCAGGTTGCCGTTCGCTCTTCTTCTGGCCTGGTTGTAAATTCGTCTTTAAACGCCAGTCTGAAAACCGGAATGCCTGGCTGCATTACCGACTCAAGCAACACGTTCGAGAAATACAGGCCGCTGCCCTTACTCGGAACGCAAAACAGTTCCTCGTCAGCGCCGTCACCGTAAAACTCAACGATCTCCTGTCGCCATGCGCGTTCTTTTTCTTTTGTCCAGGCTATACCCATTTTCAGACAGATGCGCTTATACAGGCCATCGGCCAGCGCATCATCGAAAGTAACCCGATGCAAACTGTATTTGAGTTTACCTTCTCTGATTGCCTTGACCAATTCGTTAAAGGAGTTGTCTTCGCCGTTATGCGTTGAAATTATGCAGACGCGGCCACCCCAGATCAGCATTGCCATTGCAGCTTTGATCAATTCGTCCAGGTTCTCGTGAAAAGCGGCTTCGTCGATTATGATCAGGCCCTGTTTACCGCGAAGGTTGGAAGGCCGGGAGGACAGCGCACTTACGCGATACCCGGAAGCGAAAGTGATTCTGAAGGTTAGAATATCCTTGTCTTCATCTGCCAGCACGGTTTCTTCGATCTCGCTGGCAGCGAGATTGTAATGCCTGGCCCAGAATGCGGAATCTCTGATAAATTCCTGAGCCATGTCTTTGTTGTAGCCGATATACCAGACGTCCATGCCAGATTCGGCTGCAGCAAGCAGAGATGCTTCGGCGGCTTCCCCCCAGGACAAACCAATTCGCCTGGATTTCTCAATCGCTCGAACTGGCGATGTATCTGAAATCCAGCGCTGCTGATATGGCAATAATACAACGGGTGCTGACATGTTAACCTGCTATGCCGAGAATTTTGCTTCTGATCGCCTGAACAGCTTCGTCTGTCAAGCCGCCTTTTTTAGCGACGGCCTCAACGTCTTTTGCTGCTTCGATCGTTCGCTTTTTAACGTCTGCAGCGTATTTTTTAACAGTGGTCGAGGCTTTACTGAGAGAGCTGATCATGTGCCCAAGGTCATCGAGATCGAGGTCGCATTTTTCGGCATCGAGCTTGTTGAGAACCTGAAACGCTTTTTGCTGCACAAGTCTGATCAAGGCGTCGTTTAAGTTGCCCTGTTCATCCGGGCAGGCATCGACAAGCACTTTTGCCTGTTCGGTTGCCATTTTTACTGCGGCCAAAGTATCTTCGAAGTTCTTTCCGTAGCGGTGCAGGCTTGATTTGCTGATGCTGTAGCCTTTGGCCTGAATTGCTTCAGCCAGGGCTTCGTAGCCGGAAAAGTTGCCATCAACCAGGGATTTGTCGAGCCACTCTTTGACCTCTGGTGGCAGTGTGACAATGGAGCTGCGTGCTGGCATGACTACTCCTTGGCGATGCCCGGGGGGGCTTTGACGGCAAATTCTACGATATCGATACCATAGGGCAGAATTTTTGCCGCCCAGGTAGCGCGATCGCGATCAACGACTTCAATGGCCTTGAGAGATTCAAGGTAGTCGAGATATTTGCGGATCTCATGGGACAGCACCGGGTAGCCAGCGCATTGCAGAGCCGTAAAAAGCGTTTTTTCGTTGGCTCCGACCGGGCCGGTAGCATGCAGCAGGCGCAAAATCTGGCGGCGAACCGTTTTAACTTCAGCCAGGCGAATTTCATCAGTTTCAAGCATTATTTTTAACCTCTTTTTGCGAGTTCATCAAGCTTGCGGTTGATCATTGCCAGTGCTGATAACACCTGATCTTCCTGGCGGCGACAGTCGTCTTTCAATACATAACTGCGCGGCATCGCTGCAAATTCAGCCCGCATTCCGGTCAAGCTCGCTTCGATAGAGCCCAGCCTTTGCAGAAGCGCCTCATCCTGTTTATTTATGCTGTTCTCGACGGCAGTCAACCTTTGCGACAAGGCATCGTCGTCTTTTGCGGCATTCTCTTTTATTGCAATCAGACGTTGTGAAAGCGCCTCCTTGTTTTCGTTTTCATTCTTGCCCTGCAGCCAGCGAATCAGCCCGACGAGAAAGCCAGACCACGCGAGGCCGAGTGTGACAAGAATAGGTATGATTTGATGTATCTCCATGGTTTTTCTCCCAGGTTAGAATTTGAAATTGAAGCTGGTGCCGATCTTTAAATCAGGCTTCTGGCCTTTGCCGACCTTGAGGTCAGCAAAGACATGCCGGGCCTTCAGTCCAAGACTGACACTTTTTTGATCGGCCTGAACGGTTACTTCGCCGCGTCCAGGCTCGATGGAGGGTTTACGGGAACAGCTTTCGAAAGCTTTTCGGCGGCGCTCAAGCCCTGGGCCATAAGCTTGGCGTCAACCTCAAGCGCTTCGGGCAGTTCTTTGCCGAAGGCATCTTTAAAGCCCTCGCGCAGGATCGACATGTATTCGCCATACTTGTTCAGCTTGTCGATTTTGCCAGCCTTCTGCAGCTGTTCGACCAGCGCCCAGATTGGGCCGGAAAAGTCGCGCACCCATGGGCGGGCTTTGTCGATAAAAGCTACGATGTCGTCATCGACGGTGGTTTTCGTCTTTGGCGCAATAGTTCTGAAAATCGCGAGAAGCGATGTCAGCAGAGCAGCAACAATGGCCGCATTGGCCGGGGTAATGTATTCAGACATGGTTTTTCTCCTTAAAACTTGAGGTAAAAGTGAGGTTTGTCGACAAACTTTTTCCAGGTGCCGCCCCACGAAAGACCGATTTCAGCCGCAATTTCACCCATTCGCGCCCACAGCGCCGGGTCGTTCCAGATCGCGACTTTTCTGCCGTCGACCAGGCGTTGCGGAACAGCATCAAAAGCGAGAGATGCCGGCTTACCGTTAACGGTATGATTGTGATCGCTGCGACCGCCAGGCAGCATCGTCACCTTTTTGCCTGGTTTTGTTCGGCCCAGCGCGTAAAGATCATCTTGCTCCGCGTTCGAGCGCCAGGTCATATAGATCAGCACATCGATACCGTCTTTTTTGCACAACTGCACAAACTGCCGTGCCAGTGGCTGCAGCGTCGGATGCAGATCTTCAATTTTTCTGCTCGCCATAAGTCACCCCCTGTTACCTGAACATAGCAATCCTAGTCCAGGCAAAACAGGTGAAGTGCTTCACAGAAATTAGATGATGTTGAAAAAGCAAAAAAAAACTTCTAAAATGGCATCATGTCTGTTCAGTATCGGAGTAATACATGAGCCTATTTGAGAATGCCGTTCAAGCAATAACTTG